TCATTAAAAGTATTCGGAGTCTTAAACTCCCTTTAGTATTGTGTAGGTCTAAGTCAGGCGGAGCACATGTATTTTTATTTACAACAGAAAATATTCCTGCATCTTTGATGCAATCTAAATTAAAAAAGATATCAAAAGTTTTAGGATATGATGGTTCAGAAATTTTTCCTAAACAAACAGAAATACTAGTGGAACGTGGTGACACTGGTAATTTTTTAAACTTACCTTACCACAATCAAATGAAAGGATTACGTTATGCTATCAATGATGAAGGCAGTAGTTGCACGCTTGAAGAATTTTATAAATTATATGATCTTTATGCACGAGACAAAGGAGCTGTCGAAAAAATTAAAATTGAAGAAGAAAAAATAAAAGAAACATTTCCTGGAGGACCACCTTGCTTAAACAAATTGGCATCAATTGGTTTTGGTGAGGGTTCTAGGAACAATGCATTGTTTAATGTAGCGGTGTACTACAAACAATCTAATCCGGATACATGGGAAGATGAAATAGTAAAAGCAAACATGAAACATATGAATCCACCACTTAGTAATAGTGAGGTTCAACAATTAATTAAATCAGTAAATAGAAAAGGTTATGACAAGTATAGATGTAAAGATGCACCTATCAATGCAGTATGTCAGGCGGGACTCTGTAGAACAAAAAGATTTGGTGTAGGATTTGGTGAAGAAGAAATGCCAGTGTTAGGAAGTTTAACTAAATATACTTCAACACCACCACAATGGTTTTTAAATGTAGATAAAACTAGAATAGAATTAAAATCAGAACAATTATATAGTCCACCTTTGTTTGCATTAGCGTGCTTAGACCAAGCTAATTTAATAGTTCCTGTTCCTAAACCTAAAGATTGGAAACAACATTTTTTAAAACCAATGATGCAAAATTTACAATCAGTAGAACCTTTGGAATCTTTAAATCCTATGAATGAAATTACAGGGTTGTTACAAGATTGGACAACTAACAGACAGAGTGCAAGAACTATGGATGATGTTCTTAACAAACTTCCATTTACAGAAGATGGTTTTACTTATTTTAGAATGGAAGACTTTTATGCATTTCTTAAAAAAAATAATTGGGACATGGATAAAGTTAAGACAGGTAATTTAATTAAAAGACTAGAAGATATATTTGTAGAAGAAACAAGATTAAGAATTAAACAACAACAACCAAGAGTTGTTAAAATTAAAACTATGAAAAAAATAGAAGCAGCAGTTTCTAAAATTGAATATCAACAGGATGATTTTTAATGAGAGTAGACGCTTACATGGATTTATTAACTATAACATTTTGGACTGCTTTGTATATTTGGAGTACATTTTTATGAAATATGGACTAACTGACAAACAATTAAAACTTTTTAATTTTATTAAAAATTATATTAACAAAAATATTACATCACCATCTTATCAAGAAATGATGATAGCGTTGAATTTAAACTCTAAATGTACTATTTCAGCAAAATTAAAACAATTAGAAGAAAGAGGATGGATTGAAAAAATGAATGGTAAAAATAGAAGTATAAGAGTTACAGGAAAATGAAAACAATAATATTAGGTCCACCTGGAACAGGAAAAACAACAACGTTGTTAAACTTAGTGGACGAATTTATTCAACAGGGTATTAGACCTCGACAAATTGGGTACTTTTCGTTTACTAAAAAAGCTGCAACTGAGGCTGCTGACCGTGCTTCAGAGAAGTTTGGATTAGATAAAGATAATGATCTACCCTTCTTTAGGACTCTACACTCATACGCTTTTAATCAATTAGGTATGACAAAAGAAAAAATGATGAAGACAGAAGACTATAAAGAATTTGGGCAGAAATGTGGCATACCTATTAAGACAGCTAAGTACTCAGCAGAGGATGGTACATTTAATTCTGACAACGAATACCTTACAATTATAAACACAGCAGCAGTTAAAAGAATGGATTTACTAGAGTATTATGATTCTAGGAAAAATATTATAGATATAGAACGAAACACATTATTTTTATTAGCAGAAGAATTACACAGATTTAAAAAAGAAAAGAACTTAAAAGATTTTAATGATTTGATAGAAGACTTTATTAAAAAAGAAACTCTTAACAAGTTTGAAGTATTATTTATAGATGAAGCACAAGACTTATCTTTATTGCAATGGGAGATGGTGAGAAAGATTTGGTCAAGAGCTGAGAAAACTTACATAGCAGGGGATGATGATCAAGCTATATTTAAATGGGCAGGGGCAGATGTAGATCACTTCATAGCATTAAAAGAAGAAGTCAATGACATTAAAGTATTAGATCAATCTTATAGGATACCAGGTGGACCTATACATGAATTGTCTCAAAATATTATAAACAAAGTACAGAATAGATTTGAAAAAAAATATAAACCTAGAGATGAAATAGGATTATTAAAAAGATATTCTGATATAACGCAGGTAGATATGAGTACTGGCAACTGGCTAGTGTTATCCTCCGCAAACTATTTTCTAGATGATGCGAAAGACTTATGTGAGATTCAAGGATGGTACTATCAATATAAAGGTATAAATTCCGTACCATTAAAACTATTGCTTGCATTGAATAACTGGGAGTCATGGCGTAAAGGTGAGTTTTTAAATCACTTAGAGATAAAAAATGTTTATCAATATTTAGGATCTATGGTTGCTCCTGGATTTCAGAAAGGTAAAACTTTGCATTCGGATGCGAAGTATACATTAAAAGAATGTCAAGAACAACATGGTTTAATAGCATCTGATGTTTGGTATAAATCATTTGAAGGTTTAGATGCAATGACGGAAACTTATATTCGTAATATGAGGGCGAATGGTGAGATGATTAACAAAAATCCTCGTATTAAAATGTCAACTATACACGCAGCAAAAGGAGGAGAAGCCGACAACGTTTTATTATTACAGGACCTAACAGGTGCAGCACTAGAAACTTTTAGTCATGACCCAGATGAATTACATAGATTATTTTATACTGGCGCGACGAGAGCGAAGCGTGAATTGCATTTATTAGATCCTAAAAACTTTGATAGGGCTTATATAATATGAAAACTTATTTAAGATATAGTAAACCTTTAGATAAAATGGTACCTGTATTAGGAAGTGAAACAGATACTTTTAAATGTAGAGTATGTAGTGAAATAAAAAATCAAAAACATTTTCATTTAGTTACTAAAAATAATTTTGAAGCCTATCGTTTAAGGACTACATGTGGTCCTTGTTATAATAGAGATAGAAAAGTTAGAAGAGGAATGGATATAGTTTATACGATACCTTTAGCTTGTGATATTTGTAACATAAAAAAAGAATTATTTCCCGATCATTCACATATTACTCATTTACATAGAGGATGGTTGTGTAGAAGTTGTAATACAGCAATAGGACAATTAGGAGATACAGTTAAAGGTTTAGAAAAAGCTAGACAATATTTAATAGAAAGGGATAAACATGAAATCATTAACTAAACAAATTGGAGGAGATCACTATAAAAAAATGGTGATACAACCTGCTGAATTTATTAACAAAAATAAGTTGCTTTTTGCGGAGGGCAACGCTATAAAGTATATATGTAGGCACTCAAACAAGGGTGGCATACAAGATATAGATAAAGCAATACATTATCTAGAAATGGTGAAAGAGAGAGATTACAAATGAGAAGAACCCAAATGCCGTTATTTGCGCCTGAAACTGAATGGGTTGCACCGGAAGAATTAAAAGATTTATCAGGTTACAAAGAAGTTGCTATTGATTTAGAAACTTATGACCCTTATTTAATGACCCAAGGGTCAGGTAGTGTCGTTGGAAAAGGACACATTGCAGGCGTTGCGGTGGCCGTAGAAGGCTGGTCAGGCTATTATCCGATTGGACACGAGGGTGGTGGTAATATGGACAAAAAACTAGTTTTACAGTGGGTCCAAGATTTAGTTAACCAAGAAAAAACTACATTTATATTTCACAATGCTATGTATGATGTTTGCTGGTTAAGAGCGGCAGGTATTAAAATTAGAGGTAAGATAGTTGACACTATGATTGCAGCATCTTTGATTGATGAAAATAGAATGTCTTATGCATTAAATACTTTAGCAAAACATTACGTAGGTTTAGGTAAAGATGAGAAAGTATTACAAGAAGCAGCTAAGAGTTATGATCTTAATCCTAAAGCAGACATGTGGAAGTTACCTGCAATGTATGTAGGAGAATATGCTGAACGTGATGCTGAAGCTACTTTAAAATTATGGCAAAGATTAACCATAGAATTACATAACCAAGAACTTATGGATGTATTTAATTTGGAAACTAAATTGTTTCCTTGTCTAGTAGACATGAGATTCAAAGGTGTAAGAGTTGATCTTGAACATGCAGCTAATCTAAAGAAAAAATTAATAGTAAGAGAGAATAAAATTCTTAGTAAAATTAAAGAGTTAACAGGTATTGATGTAGAGATACATGCAGCCCGTAGTATTGCTAAAGCATTTGACAAATTAAAACTGCCATATGATAGAACAGAAAAAAGTAATGAGCCTAGCTTTACTAAAAACTTTTTACAAAACCATCCGCATGAGTTAGCTAGATCTATTGCAGACGCAAGAGAGATTAACAAAGCCCATACAACTTTTATAGATTCAATTACCAAGCATTCTTCTAATGGTAGAATTCATGCAGACATAAATCAAATACGATCAGACCAAGGTGGCACTGTTACAGGTAGATTCTCTATGAGTAATCCAAACTTACAGCAAATACCAGCGAGGCACCCGGAGATCGGACCGATGATTAGATCTATATTTATTCCAGAAGAAAAAACAACATGGGGATCATTTGACTACTCACAACAAGAACCTAGAATTTTAGTACATTATGCTAAGTTACAAAACTTAGATGGTGTTGATGAAATTGTTAATGCCTACAATACTGGTGATGCAGACTTTCACCAGGTAGTAGCAGACATGGCAGGCATAGAACGTAAGCAAGCCAAAACTATTAACCTAGGACTTATGTATGGTATGGGTAAAAATAAATTAATGTCAGAACTAGGCTTACAAAAAGAATCAGCTGAAAAATTAATTAGACAATACCATGCCAAGGCTCCGTTTGTTAAAAAATTAATGGATAACGTAACTCGTAAGGCAGAAGACAGAGGTAAAATTAGAACTTTGGGAGGTAGAGCGTGTCATTTTGATCTATGGCAACCTACTCAATTTGGTATATTTAGACCATTACCTTTAGAGCAAGCAAGAAAAGAATATGATGAGCCTTTAAAACGTGCATTTACTTACAAAGCATTAAACAAATTAATACAAGGATCGGCGGCAGATATGACAAAGAAAAGTATGGTAGCATTATATGAAAATGGTATAGTACCACACATACAAATTCATGATGAGGTAGATATCTCTGTTGAATCTGATGCACAGGCCGAACAAATAATTGAAATTATGGAATCTGCAGTAGAATTAAAAGTACCAAATAAAGTAGATTATGAACATGGTGCAAACTGGGGTGAAATTAAGTAATGGCATATTTAAATGCTAACATTCCAGCAACATATGCACAAATACGAAGGGAGTATTTATATGACTGTAAAAAACATCATGGAGAAGTTGAAGACTGTATTGTCTTTGGCCTTACCTCTATGGGCGGACGTTCAATATTATTTCATGCTATCATGGAAAACGGTGCAGTATTTTATCGCCTACCAATTAGCGCGTTTATTCAACGTGGTTTTAAAATCGAAGAAGTACCACGAAGACGACTTGATGAACTTGAGCTTTGGAATTCTTTTAGTTATTATCCTTGTGTCAATAGCTGGAATCTTTTAAGCGCAGCCTCAGGTAAATATATTGGTAAAGATAAGAAATGGCATCACGGTAAATATTTATTTACTGTTGACTGGGCGCACCCAGATGGTAATATACTAGATACCGATCATTCGGAAATTCCACACGAACATAAGTGTGCACACATCATAGCTTTAGATGATGGAAATTATGCGGCACAACCAAACAATAGATGTATATGGGACCTACCTTCATTCACAGTGAAAGATAGTATTCCTGATTGGAAAGTACAGACTAATGAATGGAATGTAGAGGACACCGGAGCGTGGAAGACTGAAGACACCGACAATTTCTTTTATGAAATCGAGGAAAAAAAATGAGGAATTTAAATTATGAACATTGCAGATCTATTCAAAAAGAATTTTG